ACTTGGACAGAACTAAATGATTTATCTACAGCAGTTTCAAGTAACGGAGGAACAGGTTCATCTACAGATGCTATATCATTTGGTGGAACCACACCCCCTACAGTAGCGACAACACAAGAATGGAATACACCATCAGTATTTACAAAAATAACTGAAGGACAATTATTTTTTAATTCAACAACAAACACTTTTAAAGAAACGATAACAGATATGGCTGGTGCGACTTGGGCATCTGGTGGAGATACAAGCACACAGGATTCAGAAAGAGGTGGAGGGGCCGGAACACAAACTTCAGGTATTATATTTGGTGGTGGTAATCCTTCTACTGCTTATTTAAATGCGACAGAGGGTTATAATGGATCAACTTGGAGTGATTTAGCAACTTTAACTACGGGAAGAAGAGGTATTAAAGGTTCTGCAAATGCACCTTCAAATACAGCAGTTATAGCTTTTTGTGGTGAAGTTAGTGGTGGTGGTGCTAGTAATGCGGTTGAACTTTGGAATGGATCTTCTTGGTCTGAAACAACAGAAGTTAATACAGCAGTGAAGTATGCAGGAGGTTGTGGAATATCAACTGCAGCTTTTAAAGTATCTGGAGGTCCAAATGCTGTTGAAAGTTGGAATGGATCATCTTGGACCGAAATTGCTGAAGTTAACGATGGTAGACAAGAAATGATGTCGACTGGACCAACTACATCAGCAATTGGAACTGGAGGATCGTTTCCAGGTGGATCACCTCCGAATGCTGGTATGAATTCAGTTGAAGTTTGGGATGGATCTAGTTGGACTGAAACAACAAATTTAAACACATCTAGAAAAGGTCAACATGGTATTGGAGGAACATCAGGTAATGATGCTACAGTTTTTGGTGGAGAAGCTCCACCAGGAGCAACTGCAAATACTGAATTTTGGAACGGATCTTCTTGGACTGAAGTAAATAATATGGGAACAGCTCGACAGGTTATAAGTTCAGCTGGAACAGCAGGATTGGCTTTTGCTGCAAGAGGAACACCTCCTCTTACAAATGCAACGGAAGAATTTACAGCAAGTTTAGCTAACAAAACAATTACAGCGAGTTAATTATGGCAACGTATAAAGAAGTAAAAGGCGTAACAATACAAACAAGAGATACAGATCCAACTATAAATGCTGGAACTTGGTCTAGTCAATCTGGAATGAATGAAGGTAGAAAAGCTCTAGCTGGTTTTGGAACTTACACGGCAGCAATAGCAGCAACAGGAAATGATCCATCAACCGTAGCTAATTGTGAATCTTGGGATGGATCATCGTGGACTGAGGTTAACAATGTTAATTCGGCAAAATTTTATAGAGGCAATACTGGAACATCAACAGCTGGTTTATTAATTGGAGGTGCACCTTCAACAACAGATACTGAAGAATGGGATGGCACAAATTGGACTGAAACAGCAAACTATCCAGGTAACATTACTGCTCCAATTTTATTAGGAATTCAAACTGCAGCTTTTGCTATTGGTGGTGATGTTCCACCATACACGACTGCAACAAATACTTACAACGGTTCTAGTTTTACTAGTTCTACTGCAATCAACACAGCACGGTCAGGTGGTATAGGATCCGGATCAACGACTGCTGCTGTTATAGCTGGTGGTACTACTCCAAGTGCAACTGGTGCTACAGAACTTTGGAATGGTTCAGCGTGGACAGAAGTTAATGACTTAAATACAGCTAGAGATTTACTAGCAGGTTCGGGATCTTCAAGTACAAACAGTTTGGCTTTTGGTGGTCTTTCAACAGCACTTGCAAGCACAGAGTCTTGGAATGGAACTAGCTGGACTGAAGTAAATGATTTAGGAACAGGAAGAAGAGAACTTGGTGGAAGCACGAATGGAAGTAACACACAAGCCTTAGCCTTTGGTGGCGCAACATCTCCAGGTGCTGTGCAAACTGCAACAGAACAATGGACTTTCCCTTCAGGACCTCACTTAAACGAAGGTGATATATTTTTATCTGGAGGCACAACGTTAAAAGGTTTTGGAAAAGCGGCTGGGATACCAGCAGCGACTTTTGCTTCTGGTGCTAGTTTAAATACAGCCAGAGGTTATCTTGGAGGTGCGGGCACTGACCACGAAGCTTTGTTAGCCTTTGGTGGAACAACAGGACCTGCTACACAGTCTATAACGGAACAGTATGACGGAAGTAGTTGGACTGAAGTTAATGATCTTAATACTGCAAGAGCTAATGTAACTGGATTTGGTTCTAGCACAGCTGCTATTGGAGGAAACGGATCTACACCTGATAAATCTCAAGTAGAAAGCTGGAATGGAAGTTCTTGGACTGAAATAGCAGAATTAAATACTTCAAGAAGTGATTCGGCTAGCGCTGGTGTTCAAACGAGCGGAATGGTTGCTACAGGCACACCGGTCCCAGGAAACCCTGCTCTTCGACCAGGAGGAAGTTCAATAGTCACTGAAGTTTGGAATGGTTCTGCTTGGACTGAAGTAGGTGACACAAATACACAAAGATTACAGGCGGGAATGGCTATGGGTGGCTCAATAACTGCTGGCATAATAACCGCTGGTGAGGACGGACCAGGATCTAGAACTGTAAATGCTGAGACATGGAATGGAACAAGTTGGACCGAGGTTGGCAATATTTCACAGCAAAGAGGATCAGTTTATAATTTTATGGGTAATTCATCATCTGCAAATATAGCAGGCGGATATAGCGGAACAGCTAGAGTAGCTAACAATGAACATTGGAATGGAAGTAGTTGGACTGAAATAAATGATTTATCTACAGCTAGAAACGCAACTTATGGTGGAGGTTCAGCTGTTAACGGAGCAGTGTTTGGTGGAGATACTGGAGATTATCAAAGTCTTACAGAAGAGTTTATATCAGATGATACATTATCTAGTGTAAGTTTCGACTAGACTTGACCTTTATATAGAAAGGTATATAAAGAGATTAGAAATGAATAAAGGAGATAGAATGTCAAAAGAAAAACGTAATATAGCTACCAAGCTAGAAACAGAGTCAAAGTATTTAACAAATATTTTAGATAGAGACGATGTTAAAAATTTTAAAAAATTAATACCAGAATTACAAGATACATGGATGAAAAAACAAATGTTTCGTACAGAAACAGAGATGAGATTCTCTGTGTTATCTGATAATAAATATCCAACCAAAGCTGCAAAATATTGGCAGTCTGTCAGAGAACAGAATACACACTTTGAAAATTTAGTTCATCTATCATTTGATGCTAGAAAGAATGAAGTTGAGATAAAAAAACTACAAAGAGATATTAAAAAAGAAAAAGATCCATTAGAGAAAGAACTTAAACAAGTTGAGCTAGAAGAAAAATTATATGGTAAAGCACAAATGGAACTTGTTGCTAAACATAGAATGAGAGAAGTTGCTTCTTGGTCTAAACTTAAGAAAGAGTTTCATGATGGTTCTTTTGATGACAGAGATGTAAACACGCACCAAGCTCAATCTTATTTATTAAGATTTCAAAGACAGAAAGAAACAATAACTCCTGGTACAACACAACCAGAAGTATTTAATATACTTGGACAATTAGAAGCTTTAGAAAAAGGACTGAGAGAAAATACTTTATCTTTAGACGCTAAGAAAACTAAAAAATTAAAATGAAGTTCGACTTTGTTTATTTAGGTCAGACGGTCTTAAAATACCAGGTCCCCCTGGAAATATTTGTAGGTCTTAATGAAATCTACGAAAGACAAAAGAAACAATTACCGAGAGCTAACAAACAGTTAGTAGGTAAGATACAGGACGAAGTATCTTTATTTTATTCAGGTCCTAACAACGATAAGATGCATCAGCATTGTTTTTTACCGGATGATATACTGAAATGGTTTCATACCGTATTTAATCACTACACAGATTGGAACAAGATAGGTCAAACAAATAAATCAATAAACTCTGTTTGGGTTAATGAAATGAAAGCACATGAATATAATCCTGTGCACATTCATCAGGGTAAACTCTATACAGGTTTATCTTCTGTAATGATTTTAAAATTACCCAAAGAAACAGGTGTAGAATATTCTGCTGAAGAGAAACCTATGAATGGTAGATTACAAATTATAGGAGCAGCTAACGGACAATTTTCTAAAACAGATTATTCACCTAACATGAAGATAGGAGATTTTTATGTTTTTCCTTATGATATGAGACACTGTGTTTATCCATTTAACGGAACAAAAGAAAAAAGAAGAACATTAGTTTGTAATGTAGATATTGATTACAATCCTGTAGCTTCAAGAACTGGATCAGGACAGAACGAATGATACCACGAATGCCACGATGGCAATCTTATGTTGCCACAACAACTGAACCCATCTTTACACCACAACAATGTAAAATGATTATTGATGCAGGTCATCAATGTGCACCAGAACAAGCAAAAGTTGGTGGCGGAGAAACAGGTAAATATGATACTAAGAAAAGAGTTACAACAATATCTTGGATACCTTTTTCTAAATTACCACAGATGTACAAAGTTATTGAGAATCAATTATCTATTGTAAACTTAAACCACTTTTATTTTGATGGTATAGGACTTACAGAACCTGCACAGTTTACCGTGTATCCTAAAAAAGGTTTTTATGATTGGCACATGGATCTAAATGCTTTTGGTCAAGATGGCCAAAATCCAATTCGTAAAATATCTATGACATTATTATTATCAGATCCATCAGAGTTTACAGGTGGTGATCTTTTATTTTCAGAAATGGGAGATAGTAAACCATTGCCCTTGAAACAAGGACAAGCTATATTTTTTGCATCATTTTTAAGACACAAAGTTGCACCTGTTAAAAAAGGCGTAAGAAAATCTTTAGTAATGTGGTTTGGAGGACCACCATTTAAATGAGTCAACTACAAAGAAAAATATTATTTCCAACTGCTGTTTATTTTAAAGATGTAGCAAACGCAAAAGAACTTAATAAATATTTATTTAAAGAAATAAAAAAATGGCGTAAAGCAGATCCTGAAGGAGAGAAGAAAACAAACTCTGGTTTTGGTTGGCATAGCAAAACCAATATGGATAGAAAAAAAGAATACAAACCCCTTATTAATGAACTATTTAAAATGGCTTCTGAGTGTAATAAAGATTTTGGTATTACAGGTAAATTAGGATTAGGTAATATGTGGGCTAATATTAATCCAACCTATAGTTATAATAAAACACATACACATCCCAACTCTATGTGGTCAGGTGTGTACTATATTAAAGTCCCTAAAAACTCAGGAAAATTATTTTTAGAAGATCCTAGACCAGGACCAAACATACACATGCCTAACAGAGCAGATAATCTACCAGAACAATTATGGAGAGTATGTGCCTATGAACCAATAGAAGGACGTATGATCTTTTTTCCATCTTGGCTGCCTCACGGTGTTGATATAAATATGAATACAGACAAAGGTGAAAAAAACTGGAGAGTATCTGTATCTTATAATTTTATACAAATATGAGTTTTAAAAAAAATAAATATCAAGTTATACGTGGTGCTATATCAAAAGAGGTAGCAGACATAGCTTATAGGTATTTACAAATATCAGCAGAAGCAGATAACTGGATGTTAAATAATGGTATAACTCATACAGGTAATAAACTTGTAGGTAATTTTAACGATCCACAAGTTCCAAACTCTTATGCTAAATATAGTGATAGGTTGATGGAAACATTACTAATTAAAACTATAGCTGTGATGCAAAAGAAGACAGGACTTAAATTAGTGCCTACTTATTCATACACAAGACTCTACAGAAAAGGTAATATCTTACAAAGACACAAAGATAGACCTAGCTGTGAGATATCGACTACACTAAATCTTGGTGGAGATGCATGGCCTATATTTATCGATCCTACGGGGTCTGACAACGTCATAGACGAGTATAAAGGCATACATAAGCCTGGTGCACCCAAGGGTATAAAAGTGGACTTAAAACCAGGAGATATGCTTATATATTCTGGTTGTGAATTAGAGCATTGGAGAGAGCCTTTTAAGGGCCAATTATGTGGCCAAGTATTTCTACATTATAATCATGCAGATGGACAGTTTGCAAAGTCTAATTTATATGATAAAAGACCTATGCTAGGAATAGTCAAATAACGTTGAATATCAACGCAATCTAATATAATCTGGAGATCTATGTTACAGAAGGTTAACTTTGCACCTGGAATTAATAAACAAATCACTGCCACAGCCGCAGAGGGTCAGTGGATAGACTGTGATAATGTTCGTTTTAGATATTTATTTCCTGAAAAAATAGGTGGTTGGAAACAACTTGGAGCTGATAATATTACTGGAGCTGTTAGAGCTTTACATCAATTTACCAATAGTGCAGGTAGAAAATATTCCATCATAGGATCAAACAGAATTTTATACGCGTACTCAGGTGGCGTGTTCTATGATATACACCCAATTAAATCTACAACAACACTTACAAATGCATTTAGCACAACTAACGGATCAACAACTGTCACTATAAATTTTTCTACAGATCACGGTATTACAGCAGGAGACATAATATTATTAGATAATTTTTCAACTGCTACAGATTCAAATTATGCAGCAGCTAATTTTGATGACATAAGATTTATGGTTACAACCGTGCCATCATCAAACACAATTACAATAACCATGCCATCAGCAGAATCAGGTTCTGGAGCTTCGGAGTCTGGTGGTATTAGAGTTCAACATTATTATAGAGTAGGACCAGATGTACAAACACAAGGATTTGGTTGGTCTCTTGGATCTTGGGGTGGACAAGAAGTTGGAGCTTTTACAACTGTTTTATCATCAGACATAAATTCATCTACAACAAGCATAACATTAAACGATGCATCACAGTTTCCATCATCAGGTACAAATTTTGTCCAAATAGGAACAGAAGAAATATCTTATACGGGTATATCTACAAACACACTTACAGGTGTAACAAGGGGTGTTAGAAACACAACAGCTGCATCGCACTCTTCTGGTGATACGGTTACAAATACATCTAGCTTCGTAGCTTGGGGTGAGGCAGCATCAGGAGACTTAATTGTTGATCCTGGTATGTGGTCTATTGATAACTTTGGTGACAAAGCTATTTGTTTAATTGTAGATGGTGAAGTATTCGAATGGGATTCTGCAGCGACAGATGCAACAAACTCTAGAGCAACTATTATTTCAGGTGCACCAACTGCATCAAGACACATGTTGGTATCTACACCGGACAGACACTTAGTGTTCTTTGGAACAGAAACAACGATTGGTACAAAGTCAACACAAGATGATATGTTTATTAGATTCTCAGACCAAGAAGATATTAACACGTATACACCTACAGCAACCAATACAGCTGGTACACAAAGACTGGCCGACGGATCACGGATCATGGGAGGTATTAGAGGTAGAGATTCTATTTATGTTTATACAGATACAGCATTATTCTTAATGCGTTTTGTGGGTCAACCTTTTACATTTGCTTTCGTACAAGCAGGAACTAACTGTGGATTAGTAGGAAAGAATGCAGTCGTTGAAGTGGACGGAGCTGCATATTGGTTTTCAGAAAATGGTTTCTTTAGATATGCTGGTGCACTAGAAACACTGCCTTGTTTAGTAGAGGATTTTGTATTTGATGATATTAATTTAGATTCTGGTAATCAAATGATTGCAGCAGGATTAAATAACTTGTTTGGTGAAATCATGTGGTTTTATCCAACAGGTAACTCATCTGTCGTGAATAAAATGGTTTGTTATAATTATCAAGACTCATCACCACAAAGACCAATATGGACAGTTGGAACTTTAGCTAGAACAGCATGGCAAGACTCTGCTGTTTTTGGTAAACCACACGCTATGGAATATGACGCTGATGGTGTAGAAGCAGCCACTTCATCTACATATGTACAAGGCAACACGGATGGAATTACTACATACTATCAACACGAAACAGGGACCGACCAAGTTAAAGGTGGTTCAGTTACAGCAATCACCGCAAACATATTATCTGGTGATTTTGATATTACACAAAGAGTAGCGAGAGGGGCTACGACAGGCACAGCAGACATTAGAGGAGATGGCGAATTTATAATGAAGATAAGAAGATTTGTTCCTGACTTTATATCTCAAACAGGAAACACAAGAGTGACTTTAAATTTAAAAAACTATTCTAATGATACGGCGGCAAGCTCATCACTTGGACCTTTTGATGTTAGTTCATCTACAACAAAAGTAGATACAAGAGCTAGAGCTAGAGCAATTGCATTAAAGATAGAAAATACAAGCACGTCTCAAGACTGGAAACTTGGTACGTTTAAATTAGATATACAACCGGACGGGAGAAGATAATGAAAGATTTAATTTTAGGTGGCGGTATAAATTATTTAACCAATAGATTATTAGGTACAGGTAGTTTTAAAAAACAAAGTCCAATTGATACTTTAATTTCAGGTGGTGGTTATTCTGGAGAAGGCACGGGCACAAAAAGTAAAGGTAAATCAACTTTAGGTGGTATAGCTAAATCAGGAATAATGAGTTTAATAGCAAATGCTATTCTTGGACCCATATTTGGACCGTTAGCCGTAACTTTAGGTAAAAATTTTGTAGATAAAAGACAAGCACAAGGATTAGGTTTAAATCCTTTTGGAGGTGATGGGGGTGGTGTACCACCAGGTCCAGGTATAACTAAAGCATTAACTCAACAACAGATTTACGACATGGATGATGTAGATCCTGCAGACTACGGTTTAGTTGATGCTGCATCTGCTGATATTCAAGATTTTGCTGATATTGTGCCAGAAGATACTAGTAGTAACAGTGGTGATAGTGGAGGTAGTTTTGATGGTGCAAGTAGTATGGAAGAATATTCATCTGACCCAACATCATTTTCAGGATCATTCAGATATGGAGGACTAGCAAGTTTATATAGATAATGGCAAAGATAGTACAAGTATTAACAAGACCGAGTGAGACCTATAAACAATCTGTAGCTGATGCACAGGTTAGAGATCTCGATGGTGTTATACAAAAATTAAATACAACGTATCAACAAGAATTAAAAGATGAGATGGAAGCAGAAAACTTCTTTGTAAATTAATGGCAAATAGTTTTATAAATAAAAAAGCAGATTTAACGACTACAAATTTAACAACACTATACACAGTGCCTTCGTTTAAAACTGCTGTGGTTAAATCGATTTTAGTATCTGAGGATGCAGGATCAGGAGCTAGTATAACAGTGACTTTAGTGGACTCATCGTCTAATATATTTAGCTTATTTAAGAGCAAAGCTATATCTTCAAATACTACGACAGAGCTACTCACTCAACCTCTTGTTATGGAGGCCAGTGAAGTTTTGAAAGTCCAAGCTACTGATGCAAATGAGCTGCATGTCATAGCTTCAATATTAGAAATAGAACCAAGAGAGGTAACGACATAATGCAAACATTAAAGCCAGAAAAGGTAATAACAACTATATCTAACCTAAAAACAGGTGAAATATATAAGTCAGAAGAAGATTGGAAGACAAAAGGAGTACCAGAAGCAGAGATAAGAAGGGATATAAAAGTAATCATGCCTTCGCTTGATTTACTAGGAAAAACAAAGTAGTGTGATAAAATATGGCAATATCTAGATTTCAAATGAACAGACAATTAAGAGCATACGGCGGAATAATGGGCCAAGATGGTAGACGAAACTATGGTATAGGTTCGTTCTTCCAAAAGAAAATTATGGACCCTATTAAGAAAGTTGTAAAAAGTCCTGTAGGTAAAGCTGCTGCAGCGGCAGCTTTAGGCTCTTATGGTATAGGTAGAATGGGAGAAGGTGGAGCTAATAGAAGTATATTTGGAAATATTTTAGAAGGTGGTCAAAGAGTTTTGTTTGGTAAAAAACCAAATATTGTTTTAAACCCTACAGAGGTTGAACAAGGTGCAGAGGCAATTTATGGTGATAGAGAAGGCGGTATCTTTGGTGGTATAAAAAAAGCAGGTAGTGCTGTTACACAAGCTTTAGGAACAGAAGTAGGGTCAGGTCAAGAGAAACAAACCATTGGTAACAGATTATTAGGTGGTATATTTGGTGGTCCAGGACTTGCACTAGCATCAGGATTAATTGCAGGTGCATTTACAAAAGATAAAGAAGACCCAATTTACACAGGTCAAGACGTAGGATTAAATTTACAAGACATAGCTAAACTTGCAAACATATCAGATCCAAAAACAGCTGCAGCCATTGGTTTAAGATTTTCACCAGATGTTGCATCTAGAAAATTTACACCAGAAGAAATGGCAGCAACTTATGCAGCTAACGCACCACAAGATTTTACAGAACAAAGACAAGGAGCCGAAGAAGGCGGTATCATAGGTGATCAAAAAGATTTTGAAGAATTTTTACAAGACAGGAAGAACAGAAACACGGATGCAATGCAAGATCAAATATTAAGAGACTTTCAAGAGTATATGAGAAGAAAAATGATGAGGGACCAAACGCTAGAAATTAAAGACGGTGGTATTATAAAAATGGCTGATGGTGGCATGATGATGGCATCTAATGCGGAAAATGATGCAATTTTAGAAAGACTGTTTGAAGAGTATTTAGAACTAGGTTTTTCACCAGAAGATGCAGCTAAAAAAGCTAGAGAAGAATTTGATAGAATGGGTATGAAAAAAGGTAAGAGTAGAACCATGGCGGCTGAAGGTGGCATGATGGCATCAGCAGTAGGAGATGAGTCTGATGAGATATCTATGAGCATGTTTGGTAAACCTGTAAAAGACTTAAACCCATCAGAGTTTCAAGAACTCATGGATTATTTAGATAATTTACAAAAAAAATTTATGGCTAAAGGTGGAATAGCGTCTATGGCAAATGGTGGACCCATAGATCCAGATTATTTAGGTATACCACCAGTAGGCTTAGGCACAGGACAAAGACCAGGTGGTGCTCCTTTTCCTAATTTAGGAGATTATGATTCTAGAGGAATGATGAAGAAAAGAAATAAAAAAAATAAAAAGAAAAAAAGAGATAAAAAAGCCGAAGGCGGCATGATGAACTTGGGTGGTATGGAAATGGATTTAAGAGGCGGTGGTTTTGTGCCTATGGGCAGAGCAGAGAAAGCTGACGATGTACCAGCAAGACTATCTAAAAATGAATTTGTATTTACTGCAGATGCAGTAAGAGCAGCGGGCGGTGGAAGCGTTGACAAAGGCGCTGACAAAATGTACGCAACAATGAAAAAACTAGAGGACAGAGTAGCATAATGGCAATAGCGCGATCGGTAACACAAGCACCAGGTTTTATAGATGATCTAGCAAAAGATTACGGAACACAGCTAACAGGATTAACAGCTGTACCATTAGATACATCTAGATTTGCACCACAAGTTGCAGCACAAGATCCTTTACAAACACAAGCAGCTACACTTGCAGGACAAGGTGTAGGAGCATATCAACCCTTTTTACAACAAGCACAAACAACATTAGCAGGTGCAGA